GCCGGACGTATCGTCTCTGTAGACTTCCTTAATGGTATTGCTAAGATTATTATTCCACAGCTAAAGCAGTGGGTTCCACCTAGCCAATTGCGCGGCGGATCATGGTTTAGTGCCTATGACGCAGCGGAACGCACGCTTAATTTTGAGAACAAGTCTTTTGTTGAACTTATGTCCTATGACCAGGATCTTGATAAGTTTGCCGGTACTAGTCGTGATTTTATTCATTACGACGAGGAACCTCCTAAAGATATCTATACAGAGTGTCAGACACGTCTAATTGACCGCAAGGGTCGGGCGTGGATTACTATGACCCCTGTAGAGGGCATGACGTGGATTTATGACGTTATTTATGAACCTGGCATTACTGGCCTAGCTCCGGATATTAAAATCGTCGAAGTAGGGATGGAAGAAAACCCCCATCTTGATAAGGAAGAAGTAGAAAAATATCTAGCCGGTCTGAGTGAAAATGACCGTAAGGCTCGTGGACAGGGTAAATTTGTCCAGATGGGTGGCCTGGTTTATAAGAAATTCACCCCACAGACTCACGTAATTGATGCAATAGATCCTAAGGAACTTCGAGGCCGTAATTATCGTTGGTATATGTCTCTAGACCACGGATTTAATAACCCAACTGCCGTACTTTGGCACGCAGTAGATCCGGACAACCGAGTAATTACCTTCGATGAGCACTATGAATCCGAAAGAACAGTAGACTATCATGCTGCTGTAATCAAGGAACGGAGGCAGATTCATGGCCGTACCCCGGACATGCACGTCTGTGACCCCGCCCTGGCCCAGCGACAGGCACTCACCGGGACGTCGATTCAGACTGAATACGCGATACGAGGAATAGGTTTTGCCCTGGGTAATAATGACGTACTAACTGGTGTAGTTAAAGTTAATCAGTATTTGGATTTCGGAGCGGATAGTAAACCCAACTGGCTTGTGACGCGGAATTGTGCTAATCTCATTAGAGAGATGCAGAGGCTTCGATGGAAGACCTGGGCTTCTAAGAAGCAGCAGTCTAATAATAATCCGTACGACCAAATTCATAAGAAAGATGACCACGCTTGTGATTCAGCTCGATACTTTTTCTCATTTCTTCCGGAGCTTAAACCTATTGTCAAGGGCCCGCCGCCTAAGCTGGAACTCCCTAAGATTGGCGGCAATAGTGCTAAGCGTGCCGATCTACCTTCTATTGATCCGCAGCTAACACCCAAAGCTTTGGGCAAGAAAACTGAATGGAAAGTAGTTCTTAACGATGAATGAGGCTAACCCTTATAGGGATCGTGCCCGATTGTCAGCGGCGCTTGCTGCTCAATTCCCTTCCTGTTTCGTTAGGGATGAATCAGAGCCTGATTGGAAGGTTTTGATTATTAATCTTCCAAAGGTTGGACAGATTTCGTATCATATATCTCCTGATGATATGGACCTTTTCAACCACGTTAAGGACGATCCTACCTGTAAGTGGGACGGTCACACTACAGAAGAAAAGAATTCTCGCATAGAGAATTATACCCAGTACGTCGCAACTATTGATGCCGGAATCGACGAAGCGAGTATGTAATGTCACGTCTTGCTAGCACTAACCCTGAGCTGTTTACTAACCCTACTCTTGGAGCGGCTACTACTAGTCCGTTTCTGGATCAGGTAACTGAACAGGCTAAGGAAGACTTTAACGCTAGGGTTGCTAAGCGTCAGCCTCGCACTGTTATTGCCGAGGATCGGTACCCTAAGTTTATGAAGGCTGATACTGTACCTTCCAATATCCAGCCGAAGCTTAGCTACGTAGACGATGATGGTGATGATGTAGTTGGAGTTCCCGAAGACGATGAGGGCCAGTGACTAGTACCACATCTAGGGTACAGGTAATTAGCGTCCCTATAGCTGCTCCCGGAGTTTGTGTATTGTGCGGGACTAGCGGAGGGGATAACCGTACCTTCATTGATTTCGGGAAACAGCTCGATTGGTACGGAGCTATCTATTTCTGCAATATCTGTATTGCAGAAATATCCAGGGCCATCGGGTTTGTCCCTGTAGATGATTTTAATGAACTTTATTCGGATCTTCGTAAGTTGAAGATTGATCATGAAAAGCTAAAGGCGAATTACGTGGTGATTAAGAATGCTTTGGCTAATATGCTCAATGATCACCCTGATAACACTAGCGATGATAATGTCCCTAGTGTACCTAGTGATGTCGAGTCAGAAGCAGTCATCGAAACTAATTCAGAATCAGCAGCAGGAGATACAACGGCTAACGAACCTGATAGCGTCGAAAGACTTGATGACATACTCGACGTTGCAGAACTTGAGTCAGACTAACATCCCTGTAGATAATATTGATCCAGCGTTTATCGCTAGGGATGATGTCTCTGTAGCTAAAGCTATTGCTAAGCAGTACAGGGATGCTGGCATTGATCCTAGCTCGGCGTATGATTCTGTAGAGGATGCCCTCGCAGATTTCGGTGGACTTTCCGAATTTAATTAAGAAGGGAGGTTATTGAGCGTTACTGAGCCTGAATACAGTAAGGAACAGCTAGACGCCCTGGCGAACGCGTCTAAGAATGCTGATTTTGAAAATCGCGTAGTTGAGTGGACTAAATCTTCACTTAATAAGTGCAGGTCAGCACGACAGCGGATTGAGCGACAGTGGTACATCAATCTGGCGTTTTATATCGGTCGTCAGAATGTGGCTACTATCTCTCCTAGTTCTGCTGCTTACGGTACAGGTATGCGACTCTACGTGCCTCCTGCACCATATTATCGATCTAGGCCGGTTATTAACCGTATCCGGCCTATCATCCGTACAGAACTGGCTAAGCTCACTGCACAGAAGCCCACGGCAACTATTGTCCCAGCTACAGGGGATGATAGGGATATGGCAGCGGCACAAGCTGGAGAGCAGCTTTGGGATTCCATTTATCGCAGCAAGAAGATAAAGGGCATTTTCGGTAGGGTAATGCTCTGGACTCTAACTTGTGGTAATGGATTCATGAAGAGTGTTTGGGACCCAGATAAAACAGATAGGGACGGGAACCCCGGTGATTTTCGCTTTGAGAACGTCACCCCGTTTCACTTGTTTGTTCCCGATATGCTCGCTCAAGATATTGAAGATCAGCCCTACGTAATTCACATACAGACTAAATCCCCGGAGTGGGTTAAGTTCAACTATCCGGGACTCAACGTTACGCCTAACGTCATGGAAGCTAACGATATTCTTAGCGATAGCTTCTTGCAGTTGGTCGGAGCTGGAAATTTTCGTAAGAATGCTATTCTGTGTTACGAGGTTTGGGTTAAGCCTGGACATGTAGACTTTATGCCTAACGGTGGTATGTTTACAGTCGTTGGTGAACACGTTACACAGTTCGCAGAGGGTAACCCTTACATACATCAACAGTATCCTTACACCAAATTTGAGCATATTCCTACCGGACGTTTTTACGCAGACTCAGTTATTAATGATCTCATTCCTATCCAACGTGAGTATAATCGTACCCGTGGGCAGATGATTGAGGCTAAGAATGCAATGGCCCATCCTCAGCTTATTGCTGCGGAAGGTTCAGTAGTTGCCTCTAGGATAACAACCGAGCCTGGCCAGATTATTCTATATAAGCTAGGGTTCCCTAAGCCTGAGCCTATGCCAATGCAGAATCTACCTGCTTACGTAATTCAGGAAACTGATCGTCTTCTTATGGATTTTGAAGACATCAGCGGCCAGCATCAGGTCAGTAAGGGTCAGGTTCCACCCGGAGTTACAGCAGCTACGGCTATTAGCTTTCTACAGGAACAAGACGAATCTATGCTCTCAACTACCTTCGGCAGTATTGAAGAGGGTTTTGAGAAAATTGGTTATCAGACTCTGTGTTATGTAAAGCAGTATTGGGACGCTCCCCGTACTGTTAAGGTAGTTGGCCGCGATGGCCAGTTTAATGTGTTGTCATTTATAGGTTCTGACCTGGGAGATAATACAGATATCCGAGTAGAGGCGGGCTCGGCGCTTCCTACTTCTAAGGCTGCTAAACAGGCTTTGCTTATGGACCTTATGACTCAGGGATTTATTCCCCCTGAGAAGGGTCTAGAGCTTATGGAAGTTGGGGGAGTGCAGCGTCTTTATGAGGAAGTCCAGATAGATAGTGCACAGGCTGTGCGGGAAAACATGAAGATGAGTACCGTAACAGATGCGAATATGAGTCAATATCTTCAGACGTTCCAAGGTATTGACCCTGCGACTGGTGAGCCTATGCTCATTGATCCCAATACTGGGCAGCCGCTAGTGGATGCAATGGGTAACCCGACGGCTCCGCCGCTTATTGTGCCTGTTAATACTTTCGATAATCACCAGATTCACATTAGTGTGCACAATAATTACCGTAAGGGCCAGGAATACGAGCAGCTCGAACAGCGTCTTAAGGATCTGTTCGAGGAGCACGTTAACCAGCATATGATGGCGCTTGGTCTTATTCCTGGTATGCCTTCACCTATGGACGGGGCTAATAGCGTTACGTCCGGTGAGGCAGGTACTGATGAGGCTTCACAAGTTGAAGCGGATCAAGCTAATGGACAACAAATGCAGCAGCCGCCTAGTGGTATGGAAGCTATGCCAGTAGGCGCACAACAGGGACCGGTGATGTAATGGCTAATGTAATGCTCGGGTCTCCCGACATTAATTTTACTAATTCGCTTAAGGCAGTTGCTGATATGGGTGGGGGAGACACTGATCTCACTACTCCAGTCAACTACTCGTCGCTTACTGCTATTAGGGCTCGTCTTACTGCTATCGATGCAGTTACGTACTCTAGTGCAAATCTGGATACAATGACCATTAACGACATGGTTTTTGCACTCCGTAATGAGGATGACCCCAAGACTATCGCGGACTACATGTAATGCCCGGCGACCCGTTTACTCAGCAGATCGTTAATAATGCGACTAGCGCGATGCAGTCCCAGGGGTCTACAATGGGACCAACAGCAAACCGCAAGATGCCGAAGCCTAATCGTAATAACGATAGGGCTAAGGCAATCAATAGGCGTCTAGCTAAGGAAGGTTCACAAAAGAAATGAGAACTCACAGTCTCAATCTCCATCCAAACATTACTGAGAAGCTTAGTTTCTTTGAGGTTGCGCACCTCCCAGAACCGCTATTCTCTGTAGCTAACCAGTGCCGTATTACGGCAAATGAGATAGTTGCTATGGTAGATAACCACCCTCAGCTCACGTTGGGGCTTCAGCATCTTATTGAGGCTAAGGATTGTTTTGTTAGAGCTGCTGTAGCTCAGGAAAATGCACGTAAGGGTAATACTAATCCTGGAGCGCCTCTTCCGCGTTCTAATGAGGTAATCTAGTGAAAATCGGTTCAGCTATTCAGTGTATGGAGAATGGCGAAAAGGTTTCTCGTACTAACTGGAATGGTAAGGGTATGTATCTGGAACTCCAGGTTCCTGATGCACACTCTAAGATGACCCAGCCGTATGTTTATATGAAGACGGTTGATAACAACCTAGTACCTTGGATTGCTAGTCAGACCGATCTTCTTGCAAGTGACTGGTTTGTAGTTCGTTAATTTTTATTAAATAGGTTTAGGGCCTCCTACGAGGTACGAGCCTGGGAAACAGAAGGAAATATCATGGCTGTAGAAGACGACGATCCCACTACTGGTAACGAGGTACAGGATAACGCCCCTGATCAGGGTAATATTCCAGGGCCTAATCCGGCGTGGAATGACGTCCTCAACGTCCTTCCGGAACAGTTTCATTCAGTAGTAACCCCTCATTTTGCTAAGTGGGATCAGGCGGCTCAGTCACGTATTGAGGCTGCTAACGCTTCACTTAAGGAGTATGAGTCTTATAAGCCGTTCGTAGAGCATGGAATTACAAATGAGGAGATTGAACAGGGTCTTAGGATTCTGTATGAGATCAACAATAATCCTCAGAACGTATATACTGCTCTGGGAAACGCTTATAAGTTCGGACAGACTACTGAACCCCCTGTAGATGAAGGTACTGAGGAGCCTGAGCCTAGTGCTCAGTACCAGAAGCTAGAGCAGGGTCTAGAGCTAGTCTCTAAGATTGTTCTTGCGGATGCGCAAGCTAAGCAGGATGCACAGGCAGATATTGAACTGGATAGAGAGCTTGAAGCTCTTAAGGAAAAGCATGGCGAATATGACCTTCGTTATGTTCTTGCCATGATGCAGAACGGTATGTCTGGCGAAGAGGCCGTTCAGTCATTTAATGAACTTAAGAATTCGTTCGCTCCTAAGCAGAATTCCTTTGCACCCAGTATCCTTGGTGGTAACAAGGGTGGTGCAGGTATTCCTTCTGGTGCAATTGATCCAACAAAACTTTCTAGCGGGGAAACTCGTAACCTCGTAGCCCAAATGCTTGCTGCGGCAAAGAATCAAAATTAAGCTCGGAGGCCCATGGCTGCAACACTGGTAACTGCTACAAATATTCTTAAGGAGATTTACGAACCGCGTGTTCGTGATCAGCTTCAGAATATGCTTAAGACTAGCAAGCGTATTGAACAGACTTCAGAAGGTGTTAAGTCTGAAGCTGGCGGTAAGTACGTTGTGTTTACTACTCACGTTCGGCGTAACCATGGTATTGGCGCCCGACTTGAGATGGAGCAGCTCCCTGCTGCTAAGAATCAGGGTTTCGGTCGTGCACAGGTTAATCTTGCGTATCTTTATGGCTCCATTAGGCTTTCAGGGCCAGTCATGGAGCTTGCTCAGACTAATTTCCAGTCGTTTGCGTCTGTTCTGGATCAGGAAGTTAACGGTATCCAGAGGGATCTGGCTAAGGATTATAACCGGCAGATTTACGGCACTTCTGTCGGTGTTCTTGGCGTTGTTACTGGTGTTAATGCTGCGGGCGTTATCCCGATGACTAACACGCAGTACATGGAAGTTGGTATGGAGGTCGATGTCTATAACTCGGCCGGTGATACCCTTAAGACTACGGCTGCTGGCGCTACCGTAACGGCTGTTGATAAGAACGTCTCTATCACCATTGATGAGACGCCTACGGCTACTGCGGCGAATGATATTGTAGTTCGCCAGGGTAACCTTAACCGTGAGACTATCGGCCTTGAGCAGATTGTCGATGATGCTACAGAGCTGTATAACATCGACCCGGCTGTAGAGCCTACGTGGAAGTCAGTTATGAACGACAATGGTGGTGCTAATCGAGCACTGTCTGAGTCGCTTATGATCCGTATGGTCGATGACATTTATACTAATGGTGGAAATACTACGGCCATCTTTACTACGCTTGGTGTTCGCCGTAGTTACTTTAACCTTCTGGTCCAGCAGCGTAGGTATTCCAATACGAAGGACTTTGAGGGTGGCTTTAAGGGCCTCGCATTTACTACGGATAACGGCGAAGTTCCCATGGTTACAGACGTGGACTGCCAGCCTAACCGTATGTACTTTATCAACGAGAAGGCTCTTAAGATTCACCGTGAGAGTGACTGGTCCTTTATGGACCGCGATGGGTCTAAGTGGCAGCGAGTTATCGGTTACGATGCTTATGACTCTACTCTTTACAAGTACTGCCAGCTTGCTACTGACCGACGTAACACCCACGGCCTCGCTACGGACATCACTGAGAGCTAAATAGCATTAAGAAAGGCGGCTACAGG